ATGGGCAAACTGATGCGTTCACAACATAACTTCTCGCAAACACCGAGCGTTAATATACCGCGCTCAACTTTCAATCTTTCCCACGGACATAAAACGGCGTTCGACGCCGATGAGCTGGTACCCATCTGTCAACCGATTGACGTAATACCTGGGTCTACATTTAACTGCCAAACATCTTTCTTCATGCGCCTGGCAACTCCACTTGAGCCTATTCTCGATAATCTTTACTTCGACACCTTTGCGTTCTTCGTGCCTTACCGCACGATTTGGGACAACCATGAAAGGTTTCATGGCGCCCAGGATGATCCTGGCGATTCGATCTCTTTCACTATTCCGATAATGTTAGGATCGAGCGCTACGAATACGGGTCTTGGGACATTATGGGATTATTTCGGTCTGCCGCCTCTTGCAATACCGGACGATGTTCCGGTTAGCGCTTTGCCGTTTCGGGCTTATAACAAAATCTATAATGATTGGTTCCGATCGGCAACGCTGCAGGATTCGGTAGCTCTGCAGACGACTAATGGACCTGATGTAACGGGTACTTATGCAGCAGTTGAAACTCATCCGTTGAAACGCGGAAAGCGTTTCGACTATTTCACTTCTTGCTTACCGGCGCCGCAACGCGGCACGGCGGTTTCTTTACCGCTCGGCACTACTGCACCAGTTGAAACTCAAGTGGCCGAGTCATTTACGGGTACAGGTAAAGCCGGACTGTTGTTCCGCGAAGCCAGTGGCGGCGGAACTACTACTAATAAACTTCTTGAAATCGGTACAGGTGCCGGCGAAATGGTAACTGGTGGTGCTGGTAATTCAGGCACCACGCAGATTTATCCATCAAACTTAATCGCCAACTTGGTTGGCGCAACATCAGCAACTGTCAATGACGTCCGCCTGGCATTCGCCACACAACACATCCTCGAACGCGACGCTCGCTCGGGGACCCGTTATGTGGAATCGCTTAAAGCGCGATGGGGTGTTACCTCTCCGGACTTCCGTCTTCAACGTGCCGAATATCTCGGCGGCGGATCAACTCGGATTAATATTAATCCGGTAGAACAAAATACAGCATCGACAACACCAACAACTCCTGCGGCGCAGGATAAACTCGGCAATCTTGCGGCCGTCGGTACGGCTAACGGTACTCATTCCTGGTCCAAGTCCTTTGTCGAACACGGGGTAATAATCATTCTCGGTAATCTTCGCGGCGACATCTCATATTCTCAAGGTGTCGACCGCTACTGGTCTAAAACTACCAGGTACGACTTTGTGTATCCGGAAATGGCAAATATTGGCGAACAAGCCGTTTTAAACTCCGAAATCTGGATCACCGGTACCGGTACACCAGCAACGGACGATTTGGTCTTCGGTTACACTGGGCGGTACGATGAACATCGTTATCTCAGTTCAAAACTCACCAACATTATGCGACCCGCAACATCAGGTGGTGTCGGTACCGTTGGGACTCTTGCGTCCTGGCATCTCTCTGAAGATTTCGCGGCATTACCTGCCTTGGGCGCATCTTTCATCGAAGCAAACACGGCCATTCCTCTTGATCGCGCAATTGCGATCGTAACTGAACCGCACATGATCGCGGACTTTTATCATGAAATTAAAGCCGCAATTCCACTGCCGACGTACGGCGTACCAGGACTAACAAGACTCTAATGGGCGGTGTATCATCAGGCGCATCAGCCGGCGCACAATTCGGCGGGCCGGTCGGCGCCATCGGCGGGGCAATCCTCGGTGGGATCTTCTCCGCCTGGGGACAATCAAGACAAAACAGAGAAAATCGTGAAGAAGCTCAACGTAACCGTGACTTCCAAGAACGAATGTCTGGATCCGCTATTCAAAGGCGCATGGCCGACCTCAAGGCCGCGGGAATCAATCCTATACTGGCCGGTCGATTCGACGCTTCAACTCCTTCTGGAGCCATGGCCACAATGGGAAGCGTGGGAGGCGCTGCTGTTAGCGGCGCTAAAGAAGGCGCAACAACTGCAAAAACTGCGAGAGAAACGTCCAACATAAGGTACGGCAGGGAACTGCTGACCTCCCAAATCGGCCTTATCAATAAACAAAAAGCGAAGCTTCTCGAAGAAATAAATTCAGCCCAACAACATGCTATTCAAGCCGAGCTTCAAACCGATCTCGATCGAAAATTAAAAGTGATTGATGCTCAAATCTATAGCGGCACAGAAGGAAAAATCCTTCGCCGCATGCAACTTTATAATTCACCTGTCTCAAGGATGGGACAAAGCTTTCCTAAGAGATAAGATAATGTCACTCGTACTCGCTAAATTATCAAAAGATCGAAAACTCAGCCGTAAGGCAACACTCGCACTTCGTCCGGACATCGAGTACAAAGATGGACGCACTAAGCAATGCTTCAGGGACGAATGCGATATTGACAAGATCATGACCCGGTTTAATTTAACCGGGACTATCTCTCATCTGAATCAATTCGAAGGTCAATATGCGGATTTCTCCGACTTCGACTTCCACGAGCAAACCACAATGCTCACTAAAGGGCGCGAAATCTTCGACGCCCTACCGGCTGAACTTCGCAAAGAATTCAGCCAATCTCCGGCAAAATTCTTCGCCTATGTTAACGACCCGGCAAATATTAATGAATTGGCGGAAAAACTACCTGCCCTGGCAGAGCCCGGGCAGCAACTACCCCGCAAGGCTTCGCCTGATGCGGACCTAGAGGCCGCGGATGCGGTCCTCAATGATCCTCCTACGGAGGATCCAAAAACGGCAACTGAGCCAGCTCAGGAGCCTACAAAGCCCGAAGAGGGCTAAAAGTACAGCTCTACTAGACACTGTACTGGCGCACTGGTCCCAGGGCGCCTAAAAAAAGCGATTCTAGCCAATAGGGAGTGAAACGACCACAACGCCTTTACCTTAAAAGCTTGCAAAGCAAGCAAAATGGGCCTATAAAAGGCCCATGAAAATACTAAAACTATCTCTAGCCGCACTCCTCGTCGGCTCTACGATGGGCTGCGCCGTCACCTCGCTTCAATGCGGGGTTGATGGCGATAGCTCCTTCGTTAATCTGGTGACAACACCAGCAACTCTCTCTCAAAATACCCGCCAAATGGCGGAACTCTGCTCGTTCGGTTACGAACAAGGAGAAAAATAATGCGTCGACGCATGTCTCGCGGCAAATCACGCCGCAACTTCAAACGCAACTCTCGGATTCATCCGAAAAACTACCGGTCTCCTAATCAACGCGGTGGGTACCGTCTTTAATGCCCTGCTATTCACCTCTTAAGGGCTATAAGGATATAATTACCGGTGGACTGGTCTTCAATAAAAAAACACTCTCCAAGAAATGGAAGTGGCTTGCGGTCAGTGCCTTGGCTGTCGCGTGGATCACCGCCTCATGTGGTCTATCCGCATTGTCCACGAGTCCTGTATGTACCTCGATCAGCATGGCAATTCGTGGGCTACTCTCACCTATCGGGATCCTTCAGCCTGCAGCGCAAAGCAACTCAAAAACGGACATCACATTGACCGTCAAGGACAACTTCATCCGTCACACGTCTCTCAATTCATCCGCGCTTTACGAAAAGGAAACAAGGATCATAAAATCCGTTATTTCTACTGCGGTGAATATGGCGATGAAAATCAAAGACCGCACTATCATATCTGTCTCTTTAATCATTCCTTCAACGATCAATCTCTCTGGAAAGACGATGAAGGTCTCTACACTTATACTTCTGAAGAACTACAAAAATATTGGCCGTGGGGATTCACTACGGTCTCCGACCTCAATTTGCGAACTGCTGCCTATACGGCCGGTTACGCACTTAAAAAAATCACCGGAGAAAGAGCCAAGGAGCACTATTTACGATGCGACGAGCATGGCGAGGCTTACTGGCTACTTCCCGAATATATACGGATGTCGACTGGTCGCGGAAAACCCAGCGGACTAGGCGCATCGTTCTATGCTAAATACAAAACCGACATTTTCCCCTCTGATAAATCGCCAGTCCCCGGTTACGGTACACAGGAGCTGGTTCCCCGTTACTATCAAAATATCCTGGCCGAACAAGATCCATCAATGCTGGAAGATATCAAAAAACTTCGGCAAGAATTCATTACAAAACACGCGGCCGACTTCACCCCGGAGCGTCTTCGCGACAAATACGTGTGCGCTCGGGCCAAGGAAAAACATCTCAAAAGGCCAATATAATTATTGCTCGACTCATATGATAACGAGGAAATAAATCATGAAGGTACAATGCTATGCAATCTTCGATACATGCTCTGGCATATATGAAAAACCTTTCTTTTCCACTACGGATGATCTGGTAAAACGGGAATTTCAAGACGTTGCGACAACAAAAGATCATCCGATTGCAAAACATCCTGAGCACTACTCCATATGGAGGCTCGGAAACTTCGATAATTTGACCGGCGACTTAGGCGACGAGTCAAATGAATGCCTTTGGCAAGCAATCGAAGCAATCTCTCAAGCACAAATGGTAA